TAGCGATAGATTTAGGTGAAATAGAAATGCCTAAAGCTGTTAAAAAAATATACCTTAAAAAAATAAAAAAAGAAATAGAATTTTCTTGTATAGCTTTAGATGCTGAAAAATCAAATGAAATACAAATGCAATGTGTAGACTTAAATAGTAATGGCTTAGAAGGTATGGACACTTTTAAATTACAAGCTTTAACAGTAATTGAAGGGTGCAAAGATGTATTTAAAAATAAGGAATTAATGAAACATTTTAACTGTCCTGTGCCTATTGAATTGGTTAGAAAGTTATTACTTGATGGAGAACTTGCAGAATTATATTCAGTTATAACAGGTTTATCAAGCTATCAAGAAAATGATGAAGAAATAAAAAACTAATAAAGGTTGATGGAAAAGTACAACTAATGTATTACTTGTTTAAATACCACCATATTATGCCTATGCAATTTTACAATATGGGATATGGTGAAAAGCAAATAGTAAGAGCATTTATGCACTATGAAATCGACCAAAAAAATGAAGAATATAAACTCCTAAGTGAAGGGAGGTAATTAAATGAATGATAAAGTTTTACAAGCCGTAATAAAGCTAAAAGACCAAATAACTACACCTTTAAAAAATGTTAATAAGTCTTTAAGGAATGTAAAAAAGACCTTTGATAATGTGAGTGCAAGTGCTAAAGAAGCTTCTGACAAGATGAAAGATATTGGGCAAGTTGCAGTTACAACAGGAGCTTCTGTTGTAGGAAGTTTAACGGCTATAACAAGTGCTTATGTTGAACAAGGAGCAGAGATAAATAAAATATCTAAAATGGCAAATATGTCTACTAAGTCTTATCAACAATGGGATAAAATGCTTAAATCTACAGGCTACTCAATGGAGCAAGCTAACGGAGATTTTGCAGCAATGGCAGAAAGAATGGCTGTAACTGAACAAGAACTTAGTGGATTATTAGAAAGTGAAAGTGATTTAACTCAAATAGTAAAACAACTTGGATTATCTGTTACTGATAGTAATGGGAAATTAAAAGAAACTGGTACTTTTATGAATGAGTTAATGTTAGCTACAAGTAAGCTTGAAAATAAAACTCACCAACAAGCCGTTATGACTGCTTTATTATCTACTACAGGGGAAGAATTATTACCACATTTAGATAATTGGGCAGAAAAAGCTAAAGAACTTGAAGGATATAGCTATATAAGTGAAAGCCAATTACAAAAGATACAACAGTTTAAAGACAAGTGGAATGAGTTAAAAGGAAAATTTGATTTAGTTAAAAACTCCATAGGTCAAGCATTAATGCCAACTTTAGAACAGTTAATGAATAAAATATCTCCTGTTATAGACAAAATAGTAAGCTGGATAAATGAAAATCCAAAACTAATTCAACAAATATTAATGTTTGGGGGAATTGTTGCAGGAGTAGGAGCAGTATTAGTAACTATAGCCCCTATTGTAACAGGTATAATATTAGCACTAAAAGCTTTAGGTGTTATATGTGGAGTTGTTGCTGCTGCATTTGCTTTTATTTGTAGCCCTGTAGGTGCAGTTATAGCTGCAATAATTGCCGTTAATGCTGCTATTGCCGTAGTTCAAGCAAACTGGGGTAGAAGTATGAATCAGCTAAAAGCTGACTGTAAAAATGCAATAGATAACATAGTTTCTTGGTGGAAAAATTTTGTTTCAATAATAACTTCTCCTGTTAGAGCCGTTGTAGGCATTACTAAAAGTGTACTTGGTGGCAAGAGTGAAGGTAGAAATGCCTTTGGTAGTGGTAGAATTGCTCGTGATGGAACAGTTAGAACACTTCATGAAGGAGAAAAAGTCTTAACAAAACAAGAAGCTAATAGATACGAAAAAGGCACTAATACAGGTGTAAATATAGTTATAAATGGATTAACTGTAAGAGAAGAAGCAGATATAACTAAGATAGCTAATAAATTAGTTCAAAAGATTAATCAAAATAAAATGGTATATGCAGGGGGTGCTTATTAATGCTAGCTGAGATATGGTTTAAAACTAAAGATAAGGCAATAAGACTTCCTGTAATACCTAGTGAATTTGAAAGAGTTATAGGGGCAGATTATGAAACTAATAATATTATTGGTTTGGGTGATGTTGCTACGTTTAATTCTAATGGATTGGCACAATTAAACCTGTCAAGCTTCTTCCCAAACAAAGACTACGGTTTTAATGAATATTCTAATGTGCCAAAGCCTTATGATATGGTTAGCCATTTTAAAGAATGGAAAAATAAAGGTACTGTAGTAAGGGTAATATTAACAGGTACTGATATAAATCAAGAAATGTATATAACTAATTTTAGCTATGGTGAAAAAGATGGTACAGGTGATGTATATTACAGTATAGATTTATTAGAATGTAGACCTATAACTATACCTGTAATTACTGAAAACAATTCTAGTAATACTCAAAATGCAAGTAGACCTACTGACAATAACAATAATAACAGCTCTAATAATAAAAACAATGCCAATAATATCACTCAAAAGACACATAAAGTTGTAAAAGGTGATAGTTTATGGGCTATAGCTCAAAAGTATTATGGCAAGGGTAGTTTATATCCTAAGATAAAAGAAGCTAACAAAGGTAAATATCCTTCTCTAGCTAAAAGTAATGTTATATATACAAATATGGAGTTGATAATCCCTTGATTAAATTAATATATCAAAATACTAATGGTGAGAAGAAAGACATAACAAATTTATTAACCACTGTAACTTGGAGTGGTGATTATAAAAGTTGTGCTAGGAAATTAGAGTTTTCATTGATTAATGGGAATAATATAAATATCCCTAAAGTTGATATACCTTTAATGAGTATGATTTTATTTTATGAAGATAACAATGAATTATTTAGGGGCTTTGTATATGAAAGAGAAAAGTCTAGTGATAATAGTATAAGCTTTTTATGCTATGATTATGCAGCAAAGCTTAATGATATAAAAGTATCTTATAATATAAAAGATGAAACTGCTTCTAGTATATATAATAAGTTTTTAAATGAATATAAACTAAATAAAGGTGATATAGTAGGAGCATCAACTCCAATAAAAAAAGTATTTTTAGGAACTACTGCATATGACATGATAATGACAGCATACACAGAAGAAGCTAAAAAAACTGGTAAAAAGTACATGGTATATTCTAAGGGAGATAAATTTTGTTCATCTGAAAAAGGTAATGTAAAGCTTAAGTTATCTTTTGAGGAAGGTAAAAATATATTATCTTCTAACTTTAAAGAGAGTGTATCAAGCATGGTTAACAAAGTATTAATTGTAGATGATAATGGAAATAAATCATCAGAAGTTAGCAATGACGAATGGCTTAAAACTTATGGATTATTTCAAGAAGTTTATAAAAAAGAAGAAAATAAAGATGCTAATGCAGAAGCTAAAGCTATGTTAAATGGAATAAGTCAAACATGCAGTTTAAGTGGGTTTGGAGATACAACTTGTATAACTGGGTGTGGTGTTCAAGTAAAAGATAGCAATACTGGTTTAGTAGGTTTATTTTACATAGATAGCGATAGTCACACTTGGAGTGGTGGAAGCTATACTATAGATTTAGAGTTAAGCTTTAAAAATATAATGAATGAAGTTGAAGCAGGGCAAGATGAACAAACTGAAAGTGCTTCAAGTTCATCAAATAGTAACTCTAGTTCTTCATCAAGTAACAGTTCTTCTAGTAGCAATTCTTCAGATTCTATAGGTGAAAAGCTAGTTAATTTAGCTAAATCAAAGTTGGGATGCCGATATGTTTGGGGGGCTACTGGACCTAATACTTTTGACTGTAGTGGTTTAACTAGTTGGTGTCATAAACAGTTGGGAATATCTATTCCTCGTACTTCACTAGCTCAAAGTAAGAGTGGTAAAGCAGTTAGTAAATCTGATTTACAACCTGGAGATTTATTATTTTGGAAAACTACTTCTGCAGAAGTTGGTCACGTTGGAATGTATGTTGGTAATGGTCAGTTTATTCATGCTCCAAATAAAAGTAAACCAGTTAAATACGATAACTTAAGCAGTTCATATTATTCAAGTAGATTTGTAAGGGCAAGGAGGTATTATTAAAATGAAAAATCCATTTTTAGAATTATATAGTTTAATGGGTGAAGCTACTAAAGTTGAAGCTTCTTTTTTTATTGCTAAAATAATATCTCCATTACCTAACTTAAAGGTCCAACTAAATGATATTATTTTAGATAAAGATGATTTTTTAATTAGTAAATGGTTACTAGATAGAAATGAAGATTTATTTACTGAATATCAAGGACATTCCCACGGTGGGGACACTACGGGAGATGGAAACCATAGGCATCAAATTAAATTTAATATACAAGACAAATTAGAAGTTAATGATAAAGTAATATTACTTAGAATTGATGATAAATTTATAATCTTAGATAAGGTGGTGAGTATATGAGTTTATTCCCTTTTATAAGTAATACTGATGAAGTAAAGGTTGATAATAGCTTTCCAATGTATAAGGAGATAGCTTGGGACTTTAAAAGAAATGCTCCAATAATACAAAATGGAGATTTTAAAATAGTTGAAGGTAATGAAGCTATAAAAGTATGGGTGTATAAAGCACTATTAACTCCTAGATATAACTATTCAATTTATAGTTGGAATTATGGAAGTGAATTAATGGACCTAATAGGTAAAGCATATACTCCATCACTTACTAAAGAAGAAGCTAAAAGATATATAAAAGAAGCACTATTAATCAATCCTTATATCTTAGAAGTAACTGTAATGGATACTGATTTTAAGAATGATTTATTAAGTGCTGATATAAAAATAGTTACGATATATGGAGAAAGTGAGGTGACTATTTAATGTTTAGTAATCAAACGTATGAGGTTATAAAACAAAGAATACTTGATAATATAAGCATAGATATAGACAAAAGAGAAGGTAGCTTCACATCTAATATGGTAGCTCCTTTAGTTGAAGAACTAGCAAAAGCATATATAAACATGGGTGATATATTATCTCTTGGGTTTATAGATGATACTTTTGACACTTACTTAGATAAAAGAGTAGGTGAATTTGGGGTATGCAGAAAAGCTGGAACTAAAGCTATAGGAGAAATAAAAATAGAAGGTAAAGAAGGTGCTGTAATTACTAATGGTACTCTTATAAAAGCTAATGACTTATATTTTACTGTATTAAATGATATAGAATTCCCAGCAGATAATATTTTATATGTAGAAGCTAATGAAGTAGGATATAAATATAACTTACTTGCAAATACTGAATTTGAATTAGTCGAAAAGAATGATAAAGTTACTAAATTAGTAAATGAAAGTGAATTTACTAATGGTGTAGATGTTGAAACTGATGAAGATTTAAGAAAAAGATTTGTTAAAGTTGTTAATAATCCTTCTACAAGTGGAAATAAAAATCACTATGAAGAATGGGCTTTAGAAGTAAATGGAGTTGGTCGTGCTATAGTTTACCCTTTATGGAATGGCAACGGTACTGTTAAGGTTATGATAGTTGGAAATGATAATAAGCCAGTTAGTGATGAAATAATTGAAGCTTGTAAGCTTCATATATCTGAAAATATGCCTGTAGGATGTCAGTTAACTGTAACTACTCCGACAAACTTAAATATAATTATAAATGCTTCTATTGAACTTAAAGAAGGTTATGAGTTAGAAGATGTAAAAGCAGACTTTGAAGCTTCTTTAAATGAGCATTTAAAAGATGTTACAACAGAGTTAACTTATTCTAAAGTATATGGTTTATTAGCTAACCATTTAGGAATAGAAGATATATCAAGTCTTTTAGTAAATGATAATAATATAAATATATCTATAGCAGAAGATAAAATAATAAATATATCTGAAATAAATTTAGTGGAGGTGGTTTAGTTGAGTTTAATTACTAAACTACCTTCTTTTTATTATAATGATATAACTAAACCTATACAAAATTCTTTTACTGTAGAAGCTAATTCTATAAATGATGAAGTTGAAAATACTTTAAATCAATTTTATGTTGATAGTGCTACATTTGGCCTTGATAAATGGGAGAAGATGTTAGGTATATCTAAAAACAATAATGATATACAAACTAGAAGAGAAAATATAAAAGCTAAAATGAGAAGTAGGGGAACATCTACTATAAGTGTTATAAAAAACATATGTGAGTCTTATTCTTGTGGTGAGGTTGAAATAATTGTTAACCATTCGGATTATAGTTTTGTTGTGAATTTTGTAGGGAGCATAGGAGTTCCTAAAGCTTTTGCAGAGCTTGATAAAACTATAGAAGAAATTAAGCCCTGCCATTTAGCTCATTCATATAAGTTTAACTATAACACTCATTTAGATATATCAAATTATACTCACGAACAATTAGCTAATTATACTCACGATGAAATTAGAAACTCTAGTGAACTGAGAGGAGGTAAATAATATGGCTAAAAAATATTTAAAAAATGAAAAAGGCATAGTAAGAGCAGTAACAAGTGAAAACTTACAACTTGAAAAACCTCTACTTAATGAAAATTATGACATAGAAGTCCATAATAGAAATATGGATAAGATAGATAATGCTATTCAAGATGTAAAAGGTAAAATAGATGGATTAGAATTAGTTGCTAGTAAAGTTGCTATGGCTAATGGTTCAAATGTAGAAGATGCTATAACTAATTTACAAGGTGAATTAAATGGAAATGTATCTACTTTAGAAAATAATATAAATGCAATAAGGGAGGTGTTATAATGGCAACTCTTAAAAGTTTAGTTGATGAAACTACTAGTATAAAAGATGAATTAAAAAATTGTCATAGTAATTTATCTACTGCTTTAAGTTTAAAAGGTGTAGAAGTTTCAAGTGAAGATAAAATGTCAAGTTTGATTGACAAGGTATCAAGTGGAATGCCTTCTTTCCCCACATATAAAGCAGGGGATACTTATAAATATGGTCCAGAAGTCGGCACCTATGATTTTGAATCTGGCAAAGCTACTTGGTTAAACTTAATTGCAAACTCTAAAATTGGCTTTTTTGCAATATTTAAAGGAGGTATACGATTTAAACTTATATCATCAGCAAACGCATGTACTTATTATTTAAGACATAAAAGAGGTGATGAAACTATAAAATCTTGGAGTTTTCCGTCAAGTGTAACAAATAAAACTATAGATATTCCAGATATCCAGCCTTTAGATGAAATATATTTAGATTTCCCCAACAAGGGCAGTATTCAAAATTGCAAAATATATTTTTCTTATGACATATAATGAGAGAAAGTAAAAAATAAATATCAAATTAAAATGCTAGGGATTAATTTCTCTAGCATTATTTTTATATAAAAGAGGTGATAAGGTGGAACAAATAATTTCAAATCTAGGGTTTCCAATAGCTTCTGTTGTTGGCCTTGCATATTACTTCGTTCAAAAAGACAAAACTTCAAGGGAAGATATAAATAAAATAATGGATAATCTTAGAGAAGATAATAAACTTGATAGAGAAATGTATAGGGAAACTATAGAAAAGTTTGATAGTAAACTAGATAAATTTGCTATAGCTTTAGAAAATAATAATAGCAAACTTGAAGCAATAGAAGATGATATAAAAGTTATAAAAGAAAAAGTAGGTGTTTAATTAAAATGAATTTACTTATACTAGACGCAGGTCATGCAAAATCAACTAAAGGGAAAAATAATGCTTCTCAAAATTTCTATGAGTGGGAATTTAACAACGATATGCAATATAAAATAAAATCTAGATGTGAACAATTAGGAATAAAAGTATTTTTAACTAATCCTAATCCTGCTACTGTACCAGATATAAACCTATCAACTAGAGCTTCTTTAGCTAATGATTACTGGTTAAGAAATTCTAAGCCTAAAAGTATTTTTATTTCACTTCATGCTAATGCCTACTCAAACGAAAGTGCTAGAGGTACTGAAACTTATATTGCTAAAAATGCTTCTACTACATCAAAGAATTTTGCTAAAGTTTTAAATGATAATATAGTAAAGGCTATGAAGGAGCTAGATTCTAATGTTAAAGATAGGGGAGTTAAATCTGAAAACTTTACTGTAATATATAAAGCTTCAATGCCTAGTGTATTAGTTGAATATGGATTTTATTCAAACTTAGATGATTTAAAGATACTTAAAAATAATAGAAATGAATTAGTAGAAGCTACTGTAAAAGCTATATGCCAATATTTTGGTGTAACTTATAAAGAGAAAATAGAGCCTATTTATAATGGGAATTTATATGCAGTATGTGTTGGAGCATACAAAGATAAAGATAAAGCTAATAGCATAGCTGGACAACTTAAAAAACAAGGTTATACATCTACATACTTAATAATAAGATAGTTTACTAAATTTGTAATAAATGGTAGAATATAATTAAACAAATCCAAATATATTTAATCATTTTTAGAACTTTTTATTTTATTAATTAAATTTATAAAAATATCCCTAAACTTAAGTTATTGATAAAAGGCTATTGTTGTTGCAGTAGTCTTTTTTATTTGCTAAAATATAAATATATAAAACCTTTTTATTTTTATTTCACATAGAATGAGTTTCCCAAACACTCATTCACAGTCTAGTTGTAGACTTACACATTCAACAGTTAATCGGCTAAAGATTATAATGGAGCTGAATAAAGTCCTTAGTGGGGAAAAGTAATATCAACGCATTGCTATATATACAGTTCAGAAGGAGAAGCTATAAGGGGATTTAGCTTCTTTTTTTATTGCAACAAAAAAGACTGATTATAAAAATCAATCTTTTAAGGGAAGTTAAAAATTTTGTGAAATTTATATATTAAAAATAAAGAGGTACTAACAGAGTTATTATACCAATATTTTATATATTCTATATGAATACTAGAAACCCTTTTAATATTGACAAATTTTTACTATAAATATATGATAAACATAACAAATGTTAAACATAAATTTATATCTTCCAATGCTAGGAAAAGGGCTATCTATTTTGATAGCTTCTTTTTTATGCAAGATTTAATAAAATAAAATTTCCATATCATTTTTAAGCTTATAATATTTATCATCATCACCTAATAAATAATATTCTTGATTATCCCAACTAAACTCAATAGTTCCTTTTACTATATATCCATCTACAAAAACTTCTACCGGTGTTCCTGATGAAAATTCTTTAGTAATTGCACCATATCTTCCATTTTCTTGTAATATTAACCATCCTCTAGTAAATTGCTTTTCTTCCATTATTCTTCACCTTCATCATCAAAGTAATTATATATACTATCGAAATCATTGCAAGTATGAGTAACTTCGTATGTTTGTTTATTCTTTAAACATTCTATTAAATTATTTTCTATTAAAAATTTATTATCACAGTTATAGCATATTTCTTTAGTTTTAATATATTCATATTCCTTTACTGTATCTTCAATAGAAATATATTTCATTGAATATTTTTCATTATTTATATGTTTTAAAATTCTTACAAGGTATTTATCCACATATATAGTATGTGTATCATCAGTTTTATATCTTTTTTCTAAGCTATTTATATAATCATTTGCTTTAAAATAATCTTTTTTAAGAATAAATTCTATATCTTCAAAATCAATTTTTGATGAAGCTTCATAATGAGATTTCATTAAATATAAACTATCACAGTCTTTACAATATAGAATATTTATTTTACTTTCAAATCTATAAGGCATAAATTTTTTATCTAGTTCATCAAGCTTCTTTTCTTTCTCTTTATTAAGTTCTCTAAATACATCTAAATTACACTTACAATTACATAATTGATTTTCTTCTTTAACTTTTAATGAATTAATATAATTTCTGGTTATTGTGCTATTCATTTTATTTCATATTCCTCCTCTATTTATTAAGTAATTATATATTTATTTTGTGTATATGTTAAGTTTTTTAATCTTGTTTGGTAATAAATTCCTTATCCCTACTAGGTGCTTGTAAAATTATTCCATTAGTTATTCACATAATCCACAATATCCACAATTTTATATTTAACTTGAAACGGTTGAAAACACTAAGAAGTCCTTTTTAGGTACTTCTAAAAATCCTTAATAAGTACTTCTAAAGGTTTGTAAAAAGTACTTCTAAAAGTTTGTAAAAAGTACACTATCAATACTTAGTTATTAAGACTTAAAAAACAATACTTAGTTATTTATATATATTTACATAAAAAAAGTTTACAATGTAAAAAATATTTACTATAATATAAATATAAAACACTTTTAGGAGGTAGTTATGATAAATAATATATTAAATGATAAAGATTTAGCTTCTACAGAGAAGGTTATTCTATTGTACTTGTTTAATAAAAGCAATAATACAAAAATAGACATTACATTAAAGGTTCTTGGAGAGGAACTAGGAATGGCAAGACCAACAATTGTAAATGCAATTAAGAAGTTGGAAGATAAGGGATTGATAAAAAAAGAAAATAATTTCTACAATGGTATAATAACAGCAAATACTTACAAAGTAAATTTGGTTAAATATAATTAAGAAAAAGGGGGTATAGGTATGAGCAATAAAAGAAAAACATTAGAACTAGCCTCTCAACAGTTTTATAAGTTTGAAAAGTGGATATTGGCAGAAAGCAAATTAAAAAAACTAAGTCCTTCAGCTAAGTTACTTTATATGGTTATAAGAGATAGAGAGGAATTATCTTTAAAGAATGCAAAAGACTTTACTGACAAAGACGGATATTTATTCCAATACTTTGACCAAGTAAAAGCTGGTGATTTATTAGGGCTATCTAAAAATGCAATAATAAAAGCTTTTAAAGACTTACAAGAATATAAATTGATAGAAGTTGTAAGGCAAGGACAAGGAAAACCAAATAGGTTATATGTGCTTGATTATGAAGTATCAGGAGATACATTAAAAGAGTTATCTTATGAAAATAAAAAAGCTTCATCTGCTGCAACAGAGGAAGCTCCTAATATAAAGTCAGTTAAAAACGATTCTTTTAATAAAAGTATACCACAAAACAATGAAAAAGATACTAAAAAAGAAAAAGAAAATATGGAAACTATTCCCAATAGCGAAGTGGTAGAAATTATTAAGAAAAGTTGTGTAAATATCAAGAAAGAAGATTTAAAATATTGTGAAGAAGAATTTACAGATATAGATAGATTGGAAGAAGCTTTAACTATATGTGAAGTAAATAATAGTCATGGTATAAAGGCTTTAAGAATGGCTTATAAGTATAGGGACATTAATAATAGCAAGAGTAATAAAAAAGAAAGTACAATATTTATGGCAGATAGTAAAGTTAATGTAAATGGAACGCTTAAAAGCGTAGGAGATATGACAAAGGAAGAATTTGAACAAAAATTAAAAGCTAAATGGGGAGATAATCATATCTGTTAAAAGAATATATAAACAAAACAAATTTAAACGTATTGAGAGAGGTTTTAAGCTTCTCTTAATGTAAATATATAATGGATAGATAAAAAGTAAATAGGGGGCAAATATGAAGTGGAAACATTGGACTAAAGAGGAAGATGATTATTTATGCAAAAACTGGGGAGTTTTAAGCATACAAGAATTAGCAGATAATTTAGGAAGGTCAGTTAGTGGAGTTAGGTATCGAGGATATACTTCTTTAAGACTTAAAAATACTTGTGGTGGCTATAACCAAATATGGACCAAAGAGGAATGTGAATACTTAAAAGAAAACTGGGGAAAATTAAAGCTTTCTTCAATGGCCAAGAAATTAAACAGGACTGAAAATGCAATTCTTCATATGGCTTATAAATTAAATTTAGGCGAGCAAGTCAACTGGTATACTTGTAGGGAAATTGAAGAAATGACAGGGATAAACAGAACAACTGTTATAAATTTAATAAATAGATATGATTTAGACCACTTTAGAGGGAAAACTGGTCATAAAAGTTATCAAATGAATGAAGATCAAATAAGAGTGATGTTGACTAAAGTGCCACATCTATGGAATTATTACAATTTAACCATAGATTTATGGAGCAGTAAACCACAATGGCTAAAGGATAAAATAGAAGCTGATAAAAATAAATCTAAAAAGCTTAATAAAAGATGGTCAGAGGAAGAAGATTTTATCCTCCTAGATAGAATAAATAATAATTGTAGCCTTGATAGGATAGTAATGGAAACTGGTAGAAGTATTAGAAGTATAAAAAATAGATTAAATTATAAGTATGGAATTAATGTTTAAATGCTTATGAAAATCTTATTATATATTCTAATTTATTTTATTACTTTATTATTGTTTATTTGACATAGGGGGGAAAATCTGATGATTAAAATTTATTCTGATAATAAAAATATTTGTGAGTGTTGCGACAATGACAGTGAAATATTAATTGATTTTACAGAGGACACAAAGCCTAATAATTTAGGAGTTAGACTATTTTTATGTAGGGGCTGTAAAAGAAATTTAATAGATATACTTTTACCATTTTAAAAAGGGGGAAATCAAATGATAAAAAAACTAAAAGTATTATTATTATCTACTGTGGTTGCAGTAAGTGCTTGGGGATGTGCTAAAAATGAAAATATAAGCACAAAAGAAACTTATAAAATAAGTCTTATACTTGATGAAGGTGGAGTAAATGACCAAAGCTTTAATCAGTCTAGTTGGGAAGGTGCTTTAAGAG